CTCTTCTAGATTAAACTTCCAAAATACTGATCTGACCTTGTGTGCAGGAGATACATATGACGTATTGTTTGTTAGGTTATAGATAGTTATCTGGCTGGTTTTTTTCGATCACTCCCATTTCTAACTCAAATCGAACTTTTGTTCCAACTTTTAGATTTCTATAAAACTTGGAAGAGGAACTGCATTTAATGTCTTTAATTCTATAAACCCCACTTGTTAATTTAATTGGTTTCATTCTTTTCTGTTTTTGTTTGTTGTTCGTTTCTTTTTGTTCTCATGAATTTGACGATCTTCCTGTCACATCTGATCTGATCTTGACTGAACATGGAGATAAGGTGCATATTCTCAAGAGATCGACATCTGGATAAGGCCACATAAATCTGTCCGTCAGCGAATGATCTTCCAGCGTCAACGATCACCTTGTCAAATGTCAATCCTTGTGACTTGTGGATCGTGATACCCCAAGCTAACCGTAATGGGATCTGGGTACATTTGCCTATGGACTCACGCTTGATCTTGCCTGAATCTGCGTCATGGGTAAATTTGTTATTGTCCCACGTGTGTGATTTAACCTCTATGCTGTGTCCATCCTCCAGTTTTACCACTATATCAAACTCCTTGGTGTCTGGGTTGGGTTTTAGATATTCTATCGTACCGATCGTTCCATTACAATACCTTCCTTCCGGATCATTGACAAGAAACATCACTTGAGCGCCTTCCTTCAATCTTAGGATCATATCACAAGGGATGGAATTTTTTCCAAACTCTCCTTCTACGTTGCAGTTAAAGACATATTCCTTGGTTTTCAATTTTTCCAGTTCCTTTGAGTTGATCTTGTCTGCCTTTGAGTTATGCGAGCAAACCGTAATCATGTTCTCTTCCGACTTGAATCGTGGTTGGCATTTCTTCTTGAGGATATCGTAATTATCCTTGGAGATAACTCCAGACCTTACCTCGTTCAAAATATTAATGAATACGGGATCTTTTTGCCGGTAGATTTTATCCAGTTCAATCATCTTGAATCCACTAAGCTTTAACGCCCAAGAATCAAAGAAATAGTATGATTGATATAGGTCTTTCAGTATCTCTTCTTCCTCTTTGTTAATAATTGGGCTTAACTGGTAAAGATCACCGAACATGACCACTTGCACGCCTCCGAACATCTTATTGTTGCAATGACGATGGACACATAAGATATCATTGATAGCGTCCAACAAATCTGCCCTAACCATACTGATCTCATCAATAATCAAGGTATCCATATTTTTCAATACGTCGATCTTGTCTGGTCGTAATGCGTAGCTATCCAACCCCGGATAAACGTTCTTTCCTACGATATTGGGCCTAAACGGGCCAAACGGGACACCGAACTGTGAATGTATGGTCGTTCCTCCCGCATTGATTGCGGCTATACCGGTAGGAGCTACCACCGTGATATTCTTGTCACAATTCTCTTGTAAATAATGAAGCAACGTGGTTTTTCCTGTTCCTGCCTTGCCCGTGATAAATACATTCTCATTCGTGTTGCATACCAAGTCGTATGCCTCTTTCATTTTCTGGTTATCGTCTAAATTTATATTCATAACTCGTTAATAGTCCATATTAAATCCCTGTTGTCAAATATTATATCATCGTTCGTCATTAGCTCATCGGCGTAGACCTCTATCTCTTCATCTCCTCGCTTGACCAAGAATTTTGCGTCTCGATCAAACGAGTAAGTTTTTCCATTCATTGATATCTCTACGTATTCTTTCGACTCTATCTTGCCTTGTATAACGGTCGTGTTGGCCTCGTATAAACCTGAGCGGTCTGGAAGCAAGAATCTCTCAAAGATCAAGTTATACTTCAATGGGTCAAGCTTGGTGATACCCATTAAATAGAGCAGGAGACACCCGCCTCCGGAACCACGGGAGATACCTGTCATGATCCCTTGTTCGTTGGCCCAGTTCACCGTATCATATTGTACGAGAAAATAATCGATATTATCGGTTGATTCAATGACATATTTCTCATATTCAACCCTTTTGCGATATTCCTCTTCCTTCCCTTTAGGAACGAGCTTTTTAAAACCTTCCTCTATGATCTGGTTGAACATGTTGTGCCTGTCTCCATATTTCTCTCGTTCCTCTGGGGTCATGTCATATTGAGGCATAAAGTTTCTGGTGGTCTCGTAAGCCGCTTTCGCTCCTTCGGCTATTTTGATCGTATTGTTACACATCTCAGTGAATATTTTCCATTTATCCCATTCATCACTGAATAGTTGGTCTATCACCTTATAGTGCTCATCCAGATCCTTGAAGTATTGCTCGTCACTTTGCATATGAGCGGCACCATCCGAGATCTTGTTCAATATGATCTTGTTCTTTGCGTCATCCTTGTCCAGATAGTAGTTGTCGCAAATAAGGACAGGAGGAACAAATGTCTCTTTATCATAGAAGAACTTTAACGCCTCCAGATATGCCTTATCGAACCTATCAGCCTTGAACTCGGTAAGGTCAACTTGATAATAGACCTTAGAGACCTTGTTTAAGGCTTTTACCAACTCGATATTGTCGAACATCCAGTACACGGCCAATGTCCCCAATACGATCACGTTCCCCTTACAATATCTTTGTAGGTTGGAGAAAGAAAGGGTCTTGTTCTCGCTATCCACGTTGATCTCTTTCTGGATACGTAGGAGGTTGGACAACCCCTCGTTTGTTTGGCAATATACCTTTATCGGAACAATGTCTTCCTTGTATTGCATATCTAACGTATATCCAATTACGAAGCCAAGACCTTCCTTTTGGCATTCCTTCTGGAGTACCAACGTTCCAGCCATCGTATTCTTATCGCAGATACCGATAGCGTTTTGCCCCAGATACTTGGCTTTCCTAATCCAGTCTGAAATCTGGAAAGAACCATTCAATAGCTCGAATGGCGTGTGGATACCTAGATTGACAAATCCTGTGCTATGTATGGTCGGGAGCCTCTTACCTATGTATTTCAGTATATTCAACCTGAACTCTCCCCTCATGTCAAAATAGTACCAGTTATCCCCGAACTGGAAGCATGTATAGAATACCTCTTGCTCTATCAATTCGGTCTTGGTTGACATTATATTAAATATGGTCTCTCCATTATTGTCTTTTCTGAAAATGGATTCAACCTCAGTTAAATCATTAATAAATAGCTTGCCAAAGCCTTCTATCTCAAAGACCTCATTGTCTATTTCATGGTAAGATATTTGGTTAGCCGCAAGCCATTCTTGAAGGCTTTCGGTCATATTTTGTATTTGTGGAAAAAGGTCCAGATCTCACATGTCAACTCATATATCCCTACCGTGAATGCTGTGATTGCGGCAATGTGTGGAAAAGCGATAACCGCCATCCAAAATAAGGGGTTCCGCCATCTAGGAAAGAATACTTTCCAATATTTCATGTTCCTTCCTCCCCAATACGGATCTTGATCCGCATAGATTTTCTTTTTTCTCGACATTTTCTTAGATTTTATTTAATGAATACTCAATAGGAGTCTTTATCCTGTAAGCGAACGTATCGTAAATCTGGTCACGATCCATCTCATCGAAATCAAGTGATCCTTCGATGTCCGCAATATAGGTGTCAAAATATGGCTTTAATTGCTGGGCTGTGTTCTTGTTTGCCTCTACAGCGTCACCATCATAAGCAAGAACAACGGTTCTCACCCTTTTTGTTTGCAACTTGTAGATTTGTACGTTGGAGATTTTCTTGCCAAAAGTAGCCACTACAGCTATCCGTTGACAGTCGTATAACTCCAGTTTTCTGGTCAATGCGATCACGTCAAAGATGCCTTCGACAATAATCACCGTGTCCGTTTCTCCCTCGATTACAGCGTCAAAGTTATAAAGGAGCTTCACGAAATCATTCTCTGTGGAATTACGATATCTCATGATCTGATATCCATCGTTCCTCTTGGCCTTTCGATTGTGTTCATCAATCTCTTGTTTAGGCCATATATGTCTCGCTACCCACCCAACGATATCCCCTGCGTCTATGATGAGGAAAATAACATAATTGTCAAGCTTAAAATTGCAGCCTCTCGTGGTTCCTACTGGAAAGTACTCATAATCATCAGCGTTGAATCCACGATTCCTTAAGTAGTTATTCTTATAACTCCTTTTAAACCCTTTCGGAGGATCAATGATATCGACACTATCATCGACAATATCTCCATTCTCATTCGTTATAAAAGAAAGATTATCCAGTTCAGCACTAATCGAGTTGGTAGCCTCGAAAACTAAGTCTGTTCTACCTATATATTCCAGTAATGGAGTTAACTTCCTGTTGGATTTTCCGCAAGAAAAGCAATGAGAGGCGAACAGTGTTTTCTTTGCGGTTGGTTTCCCTATATAGATAGCAAACTTGTGCTTTTTATGACAATATGGACAGTATTCTGCTATCAGATTCTTTTCGGCTCCGTCCAAATGACCATTCAGTTCAATTTTGAGTTCTTGGATTAAAAACTCTACCTCATTATGAGTATAATTCATTGACTTTGCAAAGATAATAAGAAGATTTAATAAAACAATAAAAGCCCATAGAAAAATCTATGAGCTTTGCTATTTTTTACGCTACCTTACTTATGTTTAATGTTCTTTGTTTGTCGTAAAATACCTCGTCCTCATATCTTGTGGCAACCTTGATCGTTTTTCCTTTTTTAAAGAATCTTGATTTGGCGATATGAAGGCGAATAATGTTCTCTTTTCTTTCATTGTCTGATTGGTTTAATGATATTAAATGGGTCATTGGTCTGGCTAACCCCTTTGCTTCGGAACAGTTATATTCCGTCAACACGTTTTTCTCGTCATTCAACCAATCCCTGTTCTCAACGGTCGCTTGATAAGTCACGACAATCCATACATCCTCGTCACCGGCTATATCCTTTAAATCGTTAGCTACGGCTATTCGTTTGTGTCTCTCGTGATCACTATCCCATTGTTTACCGGATGCATCACTTAACAAATCCATGCTATCTATTATTATCACGTCTGGGGATTTGCCGTATATCTTCTTGTACTCGTCAATCCCGGATTTTATATCGATGGTCGATACCTTGCTATTGAAGCGTGGGAAAGACTTGACATCGATGTTTCCGGCGTACTCGTTAATCTGGGCCATGTATCGATCTATCTCGTTATCTGTCAATTTCCCCTTCTCGTACAGGTATGAACTTTTCTCTATCAACGCTCCACTATATGCGTCAACCACTTCTTTCTGAGATCCCTCAAGCTGGAAGTGCAATACGTCTAGCCCGTCATCAATAGCAGCGTGAAGACCTATATGACGTGCTATATGAGATTTACCAACACCGGTGGGAGCGAGGAAACAGGTCAATTGCGTGCGCAAATTCCTCCCTCCGTTCATCTCGTCCAGATCATCGATATAAAAACGAGATACTATAGGCTTGTTCTGTCTTTTTGTCTCTTCTACCTCTTTCACGTTATCATCATATCTTTCCTTGAACGTACCCAAGACATCGATAAAGCTGGAAGCGTGCAATGAGAATGAGTTCAGCCATTCAGCGTATTTCTTGATCTCATCTTGCGCTTTCTCCGCTTGTCCCTTATTGTAATATTGAGGAATCTTTTGGTAGACTTGTTTTAACCTAACATCCTTGATGTACTCCTCCAATGTATCGATGATTATATCGTCTGTCTCGTTATAACTGACCTCGTTGATGGTTTGCACTAATTCCACTGAATCCAAGTCATCCCTTACCTTTTCCATCAATATACCGACAGAAGGTGGGCATTTGTTCGCCTTGAAGTAGACTCCCATTATTTTGTTGATGGCTTGAAACTGCTTGTCCGGAAGATATTCCGGTCTCATATTCTCAACGATGATACCGCATATATTACTACGTTTTAGAGCTGCGTTATATAAGATGTATAGGAATTCCTCGCTAAGTTGTTTTATTTCTTCTTTTGCCATTTCTCTAATCTGATTCTATATAATTCCGGATAAACATTATTGGTGTATTGCTTGCACTTGTCCGATTGATCGCATTTTTGACAGGAGGGAGAGAAAGGGGACCATAACAACGTGCTTTTGAAACATAGCGCAATATAGGCCCCTATTCGTTGCGCTCTGGCTTTCGTTGTTTCCTCAGCTTCCATGTAAACGTATTTTGTCAATGGGTGATTAGACGTATCCATGATAAGACTCTCCAGATATGATCTGGATAATCCATGATCCTTTAGCCATCCATCCTCATAATACCTTTTGCCATTCTTGAAATCTATATAACGTTGGATAGCCTTTGGACCGAATGAGAAGCTGGGTCTCCATTGTCTTTTTAGATCCCTCCAATAATGAGCGATACATACGCAATAATCTACCACACGGCTGTCGCTTACCTCACCGAATCTATCATTGAGTTGTTTCGTGAATGCCTCCATCTCACGGTTTACCTTTCCTCCTCCGGGAAAGGAGAACTGGGGATGGAGACATTTTCTTTCTATCTCAACGTAGACCTTGATGAACTTCTTAATCAATTCTTCGTTTTCCATCTCTGGTCAATAAGGCTTGTAATTGCATTCTGGCAAGGAATAGGCGGCTTTTAACCGTATCGATACTTTTTGATGCGAGATTACCATTTTGATATGAGATCTCGACTATCTCGTGCAATTTGTAACCTGCTTGCTGAAGAATGAACGCCTCACGATATATCGGCTTTAATGTCTCCAAGGCACTCAATATATCATCATCGTAAAGATCTCTCCAATTATCCACGCCTAATATATTCTCGCTAACCTCCAGAGGATCATAGGAGAATTCAGGAGAGTTATCTATCTTGACATCATCCGTAGACTTGGTCTCCTTGGTTCTTCTCATCTCAAGGTTATGTACGAATCTCTTACAAACAATATGAAGCCACGTGGCCAAAGGTCTAGTTGGATCATAGGTGTCGATGTAATTATAATAGTTGACCAAAGCCTCTACGTAATTATCATCAATATAACTTTTATCCATCGAGTACTGGATGACACATTTATAAACCAAGTTGAGGTTGGGGGTGACATACTTGTTGAATAAATCATGTCTTTCTCTTACCTCTTCGCTTGTCAACTTCTCTAATGGCTTTCGCTCATTTTGTGTTTCCATGCTTCCGACACTTGACGTTTAAACTCATCCATCATCATCTCCAACAACCCCTTGGTCACACAGTACTTCTTCCATCTCTTATGGCAATGCGTGAAAGTTTGTCTTACCTCTTCGTCAGATGGTCTTGGTGACTTTTCAAGAAATTGATAGAAATCTGACAACAATACCCCTAGAACATTCATATGAAGATTTAACTTTCTTCTCTTTCTTCTAATCTCGCTCATAATCTATATCTCTTACATATTAAATGGAAAATGTGACAAGCATCTGCCTCGTTATCGTCTACGGGAGTCTGTCCATATTTGTCTTTCATGGCTAGGATCATCTCCTCCTTGCTAGCGTTTCCGTTATTGGTAGCGAACTTCTTGATGGCTGATACATTGGCGAAGATTGGCTCTGGGAGACCAAGAGTATCGCATATCTCCATCAAGATACCCCTAAACTCACTTAGTTTTCTCATACCGGAGAATCGACCACCTACGTTTACATCCTCTGCGGCTATGAGCCTAATGTTGTTTTTCTGGATAAAATTTAATAATGTGGTTCTGAAATCAAGGTGTTGTTTCCAATCGTTAGATTTCTTTTCAGTGAAATCCCACGTGCCCGATCCGTGGGTTGAGTAGTATCCCGTATGCGTGGCTATATCAAGCGCCAATATATCTTCTTTCTTTAAATCTACGGGAACTTTGATATGATTATCCAATAGTTGATATTCCGTTTTGTTTGGTTATTACTAATTTATATGGGTATGACTCCGCTGTCTTGCCATGAGACACAACCAGAGAAGTGATCTTGAGTTTATTTAATGACTCAAGAATGAATGTCAACCCTTCCTCGTCAACAGCTGCAAGTATCTCATCAAGCACCAGAATATCCAATCCTTTGTTCAAGTCTGCGTTATTGTTTGTAAGGGTATTCATTGCTAGGATCGTGGCTAGTTGTATCCTAGCTTTCTCGCCTTCAGAGAATTTAGAGAAACTACCAGCGTCAATACCATCTCGTAACAGGGATACCGAGATCTTGTCACGTATCTTTCCGGACTTTAGCATGGTGTAACCGTCAAACCTAACTCTCAAGTCGCTACCTATTTGCTCTAGGAAGCCATTGGTTATCTCATTTAAAGCCTCGACTTTACTGTTAGCCAAATAGGTCTTGAATGCTATGAATCTAGCTTCTTGGGTGTTTAAGGTCTTAATCCGATCTTCCAGCTCGTTATGTTTCTTGTAAATCAAGGCTCTCTTCTTCTTGTACTCTTTCAATGAGGTTTGAAGTGACACGATAACAGACTCATCTGTCTCGCTCTCCAGCTTGCTTATCAATTCCTCATTAACCTTGATGGCACCTTCTAGCGATGATATGGATTCGGAGGCGACTTTGATGGCGCTGGACAATCTCTTGAAAGAGATCTCTACCTTGTCGAATAAATCATTGAACAAGTCATTGACAATATGATTGATCCCTTCCTCTAAATCTCTGATCTGTCGTTTCGCCTTGCTTATGTTACTGTTGATGACCTGTATCTCGTTCACTTTTGAGAACACGACCATGTTAGCGTCCTTGATCTCTCTTTCCATATCATTCAAAAGACCTTTTTGCTTAAGCTTGAGCTTGTTCATCTCATCAATCTTTTCCTCGATGCGATCTAATTCCTTCTCGTTCAGACTTATCTTATCCTTGCAGGACTGGGTTGATTTCTTGTATTGTTGGATATCCTCCTTTGCTTTTTCGATGTCAAAATCCTTATCACCCAAGATAAAATGCTTGCTACAATGGGGACATTCTATAGCCCCGCTGATCTTCGCTTCCAGATCTGCAATGGTGGAGGCATTTGAGCGGACCGTGTTGCGCATAACTAGTATTTGATCCCCAAATTCCTTTCGTTCGCTTTCGCACTTACCTATGCGTGATTCAATTTCCTTACAGAATTTATCATATTCGGACTGTCCGTTACGATAATTTTCCAAGCATTTATTCTCGATTTCCTTGGCTGTATTAAGCTCGGTCTCCCTTTCATTCAAGTCAGCGGATAGCTTGTCCAATAGATCCTTCTGTTGATTGATGCGGGTCATTAAATCCTCCCTTGATTTGGAGATGTCGCTAATGTCATATTGGATGACCCCTAGATTTAGAAACCTATTGTTGATCTCGTCCAAGATTTGATCGATGGATTTATTGTCACTCTCTTGATCGATCTCATTCAAGACTTCGTTCGCTTGCTTCATTTTATCCAATCGATCCTCATTTTGCTCCTTTTCGATCTTCGATTCATCGATGGAACGTAGATACTTGGATATTTGCTCTCGTGTGTTCTTTATACGTTGGATCTTTGATAATCTTATGGTCTCCGAGTTATCCATCTCAGTCTTGATCTGTTCCTCAATAGCCGAGATACGACCGTCATTGTTGGATAACTCAAGCTTGGACTTATTGAGTTCATCCTCTAATGGTCTCTTGTCATTCTGTACGGCTGCGATGGATTGATCCACCAGATTTCCGTTAGAGAATCTATTGACGATCTCCTTCTTGTCTTTGTCTGAAGCAGAGAGGAAATCTTGGTATTTATGCTTGGATAGGACATAGCTATTATAAATATCCTCTTTCGTCAGTCCTAGCAACTCAAGGATATACTTATTATACTCATCAACACCAGATTTGAAGGTCGATCCATCATCAATAATCTCTCCATTTCGATACATGGTAATAACTATCTCCGGAGATCCTTTTTTGTAGATGGTGCGATCGATCTCTAGCTCTGTGTTATCACTGGTATTATCCAGACATATTTTGATGTATGCACTTTTTTCCTCATTATTTATAAGCTCATCGTTTTTGACTTGACGTAATGGAGATCCAGTTAATCCAAAAACAATTGCCTCGGTTAATGCTGATTTCCCGGAACCATTATTCTTTTGCCCCTCATTGTCCAAATTGTGACCAAAAACAAGGGTGGTAACTCCTTGGTTAAACGAGTATTCGACATCCTTCAGGGTACAGATGTTTTTTATTTGAATTTTATTTATTCTCCACATGATCTATTGGATTACATTAAGATATCTTATTCCTACCTCGACTTCCTCATTGTCGATATTGTTGTTCTCGCAAAACGCTGAGTACATATCTTTTAGACCAGACTTGTCAAAACGTTTTTCAAAGCTATTCTGGGAGACTTTCGCCCGTTCTGTGACAGATTGTGCCACCTCGACCTTGCTCGCTCCAGAATCGATTAAAAACTGCTTATCTAAGCTCTTGACTTGCTCTGGATCGCAAAGGATCTTTACACGTACACGATACCCGTCTTGGGTAAGATCCTCTATCGTCTCCTTGATATGCGAGTTGATCTCATCGAACGATAATTCAAGTGTCTTGTATCTGATATTCACCTTGTTTTGTACGAATTCCGTGTCACTGTCCGAAAATAGGATAGTGTATCCCTTTTCCTCGTCCTCGCCAAAATTGTGCTGGCGTGAACTACCGATATATTCAATGTTGTCAAACTTGCAGCGGTTATGGTAATGACCTACTAATACCTTATCCCATTTATAGAACATGTCAGCCGGAAGCTCGTCATCGGTAGGCTGGGAGAGCGCTCCTCTGATACCTTGGTGAATATACAAGATTCGTTTTTGATAATCGGTTCCGTCAAGATAATCCAACAACTCATCATGTTTCTGCGTGAAGGAACCGTTCTCTGGAAAATAGGAAATCAATCCCACGGTTAGATCACCGAACCCAACCTCTCCCCAAGTATCTATCACACGAACGTTATCGAATGAGTCGAATACGTGGCAATATCCTCTGGCCGCTTCTTGGTCTACCAGATCATGATTGCCTTCTATAAGGGTAACACTAATATTGTTATCAAGACATTCTTGGAAAGCGTCATGTACGGCTAACAAAATATCTAGATTCTGGGAGGATCTGCTTAGGAATAAGTCTCCTCCTACCAATATGTGATTAATCTGATAATCAATGGCTAGATCGATAGCTTCCTTCCAGTTCAGTTTAAAGTCATTGATGGTATCCTTGCCAACGTGTATGTCATTCAAGAGCAAGGCTACGGCTTTTTTATTCATTAACTACTCCATTTTGTAATTGAATCATTTTCTTTACTACTTGTAGCTTGTTTAAAAAAGGGTATACCAAATAAACTTTGATATACCCTTGAAAAATTATAAACGGAACTGACTATTTTCTTCTTCTGCGACCGACTGCGGGTTCAGCGGTTGCGTCTTGGTTGGAACAATCTTCTTCGTTGCTCTCATTACCTTCCTCTTGAGGATCTTCCTTTTCTTCCTTGGAATTTACGGATGTAGATTGGCTGGTCTTTACGGATGGCTCTTCACCCAAAGTTTCTAATTCCGCTTCGATCTCATCCAGTAAAGCCATATTAGTCTTCTTCCGTTCTACCTTTACCGATAGATTTCTGGATTTGATGTACTCTGCGATCAAGCTTCTTAGATTCTGCCCCTCGTCAGACTTGTCGGTGATACCCTTTCCCGTGAGATCATCGTACATGGCTGATAGCTTGTCATAAGTAATGGTATCATCCGGCTCATCGTTACCGTTATCTCCTTTCTTGAAAGAGAAACTGGAGGTATCATCAGCTGGTAGCTCACCCTTCAATATCTCGATAGCGTTTACCATCTCTTCATTGGACATGATGCTCTGACCGATTGTCTCATCGTATTGTTTCAAGAACTCGATAGTCGCTCCCAAATGATATTTCGTATATCGTTTGACGATATCTGTTAGGAGAGGAGCCTTGACAAGATCGGTGAGTTGTTTCTCATCTAATGGCAGGGAGTCACCAAGAATATCGATCGAGAAAACATATTCTGTCTTTGGGCCTTTCTTTTTTTGGATCTCAACCGGGTATCCCTTGTCAAAGGACGAGATAGGGCATGGATACTTCGGATTCTTATTTTTCTCCACTAATTTTTTCCATACAGGATCTTTTTGGTCCTCCAAACCTTTCCACTGGCCATTAGACGCTTCCCAGATCATCATGCCTTCTTCCATGTTATCCAAGTCATAGATATACATGGCATGATTGTAGTCATACTTCAAACCGCCACCGAAAGAGCCATTCTTAATCTTATCCTCAAGATCCTTATCGCCCTTGACTGCGTCCAAGGCCAGTTTTTTGTAGGTATCGATCAAATCAACGGAATAGCCAGCATCAATAGCTCTACATACCTTGATATTGATATCCTTACCTGTATCTGGATTGTTTATTTTCAACCATTTTTGACGAACTGGGTGCTCATAGCCTCTACGTTCATCCTTCGGGGATAACGGCAAGATACGAATACGATAAGTCTTGGCCTTATCCATAATGAAATTCTTAAACCTAGTGAAGGTTAACTCTTCTGCCGATTTTCTTGCCTGTGCTTCTTCTAATGTCTCTTGTGAATCTGCGAATAACTGTTGTAATGATTTTTGTTCTAGATCTTTTTCTTCTACTTCTGACATGATTTGCTTGTTTAAATTGTGGTACTTAAATTTTTCTGTTATAATCCGTCCATTGGTCATTATAAGCGCCTATATAGGCTTCGGAAACCTCCCATTTCTTGTAATCGAGTCTTTCTTTTAACTCAATCCCTAGATTCTCGGAGGAGAACAATATTATTTTCTCGATAACATCGTCTAGTTCCTGTGGACTACAATTCTTTAAATCTTGGTATCGAAAATAATTACGGAATATTCTTGTCTCTCTTACGGGAGCAAACATCTTTTCGAATTTTCGATATAATACCTCTGTTGAAGGATGATCGGGTAGTTCTTCTGATATGATTTTCAATACTACGCCGAAGAGGTATTTCATTCTAGGAAGGGTGTTGTTTGGTTTTTTGTTGCAAATATAAAACGCATATTCTCCATTTGGTAGCTTGCGAGTTTCTCTTTGCAATTCTGCTAAATCTGGTCTCTTATCCCTAATGTGAACCAGCCCTTTTTTT